GGGATATACTTAGCGTATTTCATATACACTGTAATCTCCGATAAAATCCTGTTTGAAATGTCCATTGTTTAAATTTTAGATGTAGTTTTTTTATCAAAAAAACGTTGATTTTAATGATAAATATGTGGTCGGCACATAACCGACCATTAATTTTAATAAAAAAAAATAAGTTTTTTTCAGAAAAAGTAGATATTTAATTAAATTGTTTTTTGCTGTGCTTCTCTTTCTTTTCTCTTTTCAAGAAGCTCCTTAACTCTATCTCTTTTTCTTTCTTCTTGTTGTTCTTCAAAACCTAAGAATGTAACTGATGATTCAGTATCAATCTCTAACAATTCATTATTAAATTTACAGTTTTCAAAAACAACACCGTCCTTACCAAGACGAGATTTTGTGATAGCAATTGTTGCCAAATTCATTTCCTTTTGCTGAAGAGTTTTTGCAACAGTGATGATTACGTGACCAACCTGAGCCTTTTTAATTGACCCACCCATTTGGTCAGTCGTTACAACTTCAGAGGAAATTGAAGACCTATTACCTTGTGTAGCAGTCCATCCAACAAGATTCAATTCGTGACACATAGCCTCAAACCCTCTCATTACAGAACCTTCGGCTTTCCATTCGTCCTTCGCACTTGATTCAGGTAAAACACAATCAATGTAATCCAACAAAATCAAATCAATCTTATTTCCATCAGCAATCATCTTTCTAACTTGATTCTTGATTTGATTCATAGTCATAGTATCTGATGCAAGTTTCTTTAAAACCAATTTGTTTTTCATTGTTTCTTGAATCTCGGTAATCTTAGACATAACCTCTTCTTTGTGGTTTGCAAGATTATCGGGTTCAATACCAGTCCAAATCGTAAAGTGTTTTCTTTGAACAATCTTTGGGTTGTCTTCAAAAAATATTTGAAGAACATTATAACCCATGTTGAAGGCGGTGTTTGCAATCTTTGTTAGGATAGTCGTCTTACCAACACCTGTCGGTGCTAAGATAACACCAATCTCTCCCTTAGCTAAACCACCCTTAAGAAGTTTGTCAATGCCAGCAATGCCCATTGGAATTGGATGACGATAGTCTTCCTCCAAAACGGTATCTAAACCTGTAAAAATATCTGAGGTTCCTTTATCTGTTTGACCAACCTGTAGAGCCTCTCTCACTAATCCTTCAACCTTATCATAAGATTCAAAGTCCCCTTCAGTAATAATTTTTTGTGCTCTATCCATAGCCTTCTGAAGCTCTTGTTGCTTACAGAATTTCAAAGCCTTCTCCTGAACAAATACTGTTCCTTCGAACGGTGCTTCTTTAACTTGTTTCAGAGTATCCAAAACAATTTTAGCCACAAGTTCTTGTGATACTTCAGATTTAACAATCTGTTCTAAAGTGTCAAAATTAGGGGTAGATTCATACTTTGAGAAATATTCTTTTATCATCTGAATGATGATTTTGAAATACTTGTTATCAAAATATGAAGACTCAATTACATCCATTATAGATGATGAAAAATCCTTATCTTCTATAATTTGGTTTAATAATTGTATTTGAAACTGATTGCCTAAATAATCGAAATTTTTATTCATAAATTGAAACTTACCCCTCTATATTATTAAATACTTACTTACTCAAATCAAATTCCAAATATTTGAAACTTAATTCTTGGTTTGAAAAAATGTCAGTTAATTCACGAAGGACATCTTTTAAAAATGGTCTTACGTCAACTGTATAACGGACTTTTGGTGGAAATTTTTTTCCGTCAAAATATCTATGACAAATTGTCTGTTCCCCAACCTTCACATAAAGATTAAAAATCTCTGGTCCTTCAGTGAAAGAAGTGTCCATGATTTTTGGGTCATGAATGATAGATTCTTTGTTATCCATCATATAGATAACTGTTTTCATTTTAAGATAATAGTCGAGTTCTTCTTTGAGACCCTTAATGTATTGATACAACTCAAACGAGTTTTTTGCTTTGGGGTTATACCCTCTTACATTAAAGAATCTTTGAACGACAATGTTGTCGTTTAAGGTTAGCAAAAATTCCATCTTCGTGCTGTCTTGCTCTTTCATAGTTTTAATTTTTGTTTGTGTTTCGTTTTTCTTTTCGAGTTAATTTCATGAATGGTTTTAGGAAGTTTACCCAAGCTTCATCGTTCTTGGGAAGGTAATTAAAAAGACCGTCTTCCATCATCAGTCTCATTAAGTTTTTGTATCCTCTATCGGTGGGGTCAATTGTATCGGTGTGGATTTGTTCTACAAGTTGTTTTCCTTCATCTGTGATTAGAGGTTCGTGAAGGTTAACAATTTTGGAGTTTATTCTGTAGAACTCTTCTCCAAGTATACCACTTTTTGTCTTACCAGTCAAAATATTTGATAAACTTTTGATAGGTTTCTTTTGCGGGATATTTCGTGCAATATCTAACAATTCCTCTACAGTGCATGATTTTTCCTGCATTTGTGGGAATAATTTCACAAGAGTTTTTTCACCCAAACCCTCAATACCATCGATGTTATCTGATTTGTCTCCTGTAAAGATTTTACACACGGTTACATTCTGATGAGGAATGTCTACCTTGTTAATTAAAATCTTGTCACCGTTTTTAAAATATTGTTTGTAAATTGGAGAATAGATTGTAACCCTTTCTGATATCAATTGGGTTAAGTCTTTGTCAGCAGAGAATATAATAATCTTTTCTTCTGTGGCTATTTTACAATAGTGAGCAATAAGGTCATCAGCTTCATTGTTAATCATCTCAACCTGTCGAACGAATACCTCCTCCAAATACGTCTTTACTCTCGCCTTTTGTTGCAAGTAAGACTCGTATTTGTATTCATTCATATCCTGTCTTCGGTTTCCCTTATACTGTGGATATATTCCCTTTCTAATTGAGGAATTGGAATCTCCGTCCCAAAAGACTACGACTTTGTCGTGGTTGTGTTCATCCAAGAATCTGCGAAGAGTATTAATAAAATGATAAACACCCCCAACGTGAGCCCCATCATTATAAAGTTCTTTAACACCGTGAAAGCCAATCTTAAAAAGGTTATCACCATCTACCAATAAAGTTTTAGACACATAATTTATTTAAGGGTTACTAATCTTCTCTTTCTTCTTTCAAGTCAAAGTCACCGTCTGTTCCGATAATATCTTTCCAATACTCGGCATATTCCTTCTTGTATTTTTCAATTGAAGCTTTCTCTTCGGACGCTTCTTTACCTGCCAAGAACCCGTGTGGTGTAACGATGATTCTACCATCATCAAATCCTAATCCATTGATGTGATTTTTCAATACAGATACTTTACTTCTTACCGCAAACTTAACACTTCTTTTGTCTTTAGTTGCAGTAATCTTAGTTGTTCCAGCACCTTTTTGATTACCAAATAAGAATACCAATGATGAGTTTAACCATACAGCGTTTCCACCTTTAGCCATAATCTTTGGTTGACCAAATGGATTATCAGGTAATTCAACCCAAGGTTGATTGATGATAATCAAAGTATTTTCCCATTTAGAATCTGACTTTCTTGAACCAGAAATTCTTTGGTTGATACCCATACCAATTTTGTCTGACAATACAGATGCGTTGTGTTGCTTACCACCCTTACCGTCATATGTCATCTTACAAGGCACAGACCCCACAGAATCCCATATAAAACATAAGCTTGGTGATTGTAACCCATCTTCATCTTCGTAGTCTAATTCACCCTTCTGTTGAGCATCTAACAAAGAGTTGATGTAGTCGGTAATTTGTTCGATATAACTGAAGTTATTATTGAAAATGAAAAATCCACCCCAATCCATTTCTCCTGTTTCTTCATCAACGATTTCTTCACATTCAAAACCCATAAGTTTTGCGTGGTCGAATGACCATTTCTGTTCTGTGATGATAAACACAGGAAGAATCTTTTTCTTTTGACAATCAACTGCCACTTTGATTGCTGCAGTTGTCTTACCTGTATCTGAGTGACCCAAGAACATATTCAAATGTCCAACGGCTGGACCTGGAAGTCCAACGGCATCTAAAAAATCTTCACCAAGGTCAAGGAACCTTTGAGGTTTATATTTTGCTGAAGTTGAGAACTTCTCTTTTACTTGATTAAAATTAGTCTTCTTGATTGCCATTTAATATTCTTTTGATACTTGGTAATTTATTTGTTTTGTTTCGGTTGTAGAACATTGTGTCCTCTTCATATAATTCTCCAATCTCGTCCTCATGAAATGTAATCAACTTTATTGGCATGTCATCCTTATCATCCATTTCTTCTCTTAACATACCAAACAAAACAGTATCACCCACTTGTTTGTTTCTACCCGAAAAATAATTTTTGTCTTTTAACTGACTGAAAAACTCGAAGGACAATGTTTTATTGTCTCTGATTTGTAATTCAATTTCTTCTTTGAAAGTCATATTAGTATTAATAAAATGGGTGGGGAAGAACCCCACCCGTTATAAATTAGAATGGTAAGTCTGTGTCAACTTCTGAATCCGCCTGTGGGTCAGCAATCTTTTCTTTAGATTTGCTTCCACCACCAACTGTAGTAGTTTCAACAGATGAGTCACCATAAACGTAACCCCCTTTTTCACTATCCCACTTTGGAGTTTCTCCACGAGCAATTGCCTCAAGATACTCTACAGGTTTTTTAGAATAAACATCAGTCCAAGATAATTCATCTTTAACCCAAGCATCTGCTTGTTCTTTTTCTTCGTGAACCGCTGTTGGGTCATCATACATAATTGTTGATACGCTTGTGTATTCTTTACCTGCAGGTGTTTTTGATTTGGTTAACTCGATGATAAGGTCACGTCCTTTTTCAGGGTCAGTGATATCTCCTTTGTTTCTCCAAATTGGAATGATTTTATCTAAGATACCATCATTCTTATAGTTGTGTTTA